AAAAACTTGTAACCAGAGAGGATTTCCCCGGCGTTGGTACATTTGTTAATTTTTAATTATGGGTTGGAAAGAGTCTTTTAAAAAATATGCAAAAAAACAAAGCCCTAATGAATCTTGTGGTTTGCTTGCAATAATAAAAGGCAAAGAAACTTTTTGGCCTTGTAAAAATTTAGCAGAGGGAAAGCATGAATTTTTTATGTTAGATCCTGATGATTGGGCAGATTGTGAAGATACTGGTGAGATTATGGGTGTAGTTCATAGCCACCCTATAGGATCAGCTACACCATCAGAAACAGATAAAGCAGCCTGTGAACATTTAGGTTATCCATATTATATTTACAGTATTGAACATGATCATTGGGAGTGTTTAGAGCCCTTTGGTTGGAAAACACCTTCATTAATTGGACGCAGATTTATATGGGGAAAGCATGATTGTTGGTCTGTTGTAACTGATTGGTTTAAAGAAAACAAAAATATTGAAATACCATATTGGACACGACCAAAAAAATTAAAAGATTTTTTAAAAAGTCCAGAGTTTGAATATGCTTTACCAAAACTTAATTTTAAAAAACAAAAAACAAACAATAATGTACAAGTTGGTGATGTATTGCTGTTTAGATCGGTCACAGGTAATTTAGATCATGTAGCGGTTTATATTGGCGATATGATGATTTTGAATCATAATATAAAAGCTTTGAGTTGCAGAGAGCTTTTTGATTTAAGATATCAACAAGCACTTAATGGGGTTTATAGATATGCACCTTAAAAAAATTAAAGTGTATGGAAAGTTAAGGCAGTTTTTAGGTCAATCGTATTTTGAAGCTGCTGTAAAATCACCACAACAGGCATTTGCTTTTTTAAAGGCAAATTTTGAAGGTGTTGAAAAACATATGAATGATCAGTTATATAAAATTAAGATGGGTGGTCGTGTTGTTACAGAAGAATTTTTGACAATGTCAGGTCAGGGCGATATTCAAATAATTCCAGTTGCTACAGGTGCAGGGCCAATAGCAGGGATAGTTGTAGGAGCCCTTGGCATAGGTGTTGGATCAGGTGCTGTTTTAGGAGGTGTTACCGCTGGATTCTTTGCAACTGCTGTGGGTGGAATTGTTGCAAGTGGATTGACTGCAATAGGAACTTCGATGTTAATTGGAGGTGTTACTGAACTTATATCCCCAACACAACCAGCATCTAATTTATCTCAAGTAGGTGATACTGACCCAAGTATTAGAGGTTCTTACAGTTTCAGTGGTATTCAGAACGTGTCAAATGCTGGTGTACCTATACCTATTATTTATGGAAGTGTTTTCACAGGTTCAGTTATAATTTCAGCAGGGTCGGATACAGCACAGGTAAAAAAACCCACAAATACACAAACTTAAAAAATGCCTAGATTAGTTGACGATCAGTTATTTGGAAAAGAACCAAATATTGTTGACCCTGATTTAATCGAAGATGGTTTAAGAAGTAAACAGTTTGCAACTATTTTAGATTTGCTTGGGTATGGAGAAATACATGGCATAGACGATCCGCAAGGTGACGGGTCAAGTACATTTAGAAAAAATATATTTTTAGATGGAACTCCAATACAAAATGCTGATGGAACAGAAAATTTTACAGATGTTGAGGTTCATTTGAGAAATGGGACATCAGATCAAACTGCTGTCCCTGATATTAACGGTGTAGAAAATACTATCCCTGTTGGGGTAGCTCTTACAAATTCACCTTTCACAACAACAAAAACAGGAACTTACAAACTTGCTGCTGGCGAAGATCCAGAAACAAATGCAGATGGTGTTACTCTTGGCCCAAATCAAATGTTGGTAAATATTACTAATCATGGATATTCTGTTGGGGAGGTAATCCACTGGGAAAATACAACTGCTACTGGAACTATTCAAACAGAAAATCCACAGACACAAAATATTTTATCTGTTCCTGATAGTAATAAATTTGTAATTAATACAACTTTTCAAAATCAATCGTTTGGTTTTAACGAAACTGCTGAATGTTCTGTTAAAACAAGTGTTGGTTTGTCTAGATCAATAACAAATACAAGTGTTGATAAAGTAAGAGTTACAATGCAGTTTCCAGCTTTGCAAGAGTTTAAAGATGATGGAGATATTATTGCAGCAGAGGCAAAAATTTCAATAAGAATAACAGAAAATAATGGAAATATACGTAACCCTGTTATTTTAGATGCTACAAATGGAAGAGCTACAAGTCCGTATCTTAAAGATTACGAGATAGAATTTAATAGAGTTGCATCATATCTTGTTCATGCTGGAACTGTAAAAATTACACTTGAAAATCATGGATTTTCACAGGGAGACACTTTAGTTTTAGATTTCCAAGAAGGTGGTTTTAACGGTCTTGCAGGGGCAACAACAGTTTCACAGGTTAATAATGCAAATCAGTTTCTTATTGTTTTTCCTAATCCACCCGTCCAGTTTCAGAGTGATGCAAAAGTTGTCATATCAGATCAATTACAATATCCAATCGTTTTAAGTGTAATCAGAAATACAGCAGATGGAACTGACCCCGCTTTGCAAAACAGCACTAATTGGTTATCATATACAGAAATTCAGACAGATACAAGTACATATCAGGGGTTTGCTTATGCAGCAATAAGATTTAATGCACAAGAATTTCAGTCATATCCAAAAAGAATGTACCGTGTTAAAGGTACAAAGGTAAAAATACCAGATACAAATGGCGGTCTTACACCAATAGTAGTTCATGACCAAGCACAGGCTACTTCTTTAGGTCTTGGCACTGTAGATAGTTTTGGCTTCATACATTATCCAGATGGATATGTTTTTAATGGAACTTTAAAATCAGTAAAAGAATGGACGAGTGATCCAGCTTGGATTTTATTTGATATTTTGACTACAGATAAAGGATTCGGTGGGTCAGAAGGTTTTATAACAGAAGATCAATTAGATGTATTCTCATTCTATTCAGCAAGTGCTTATTCTAGTACTTTGATTTTTGATAAATTAACAGAGACAACAGAGCCTAGATTTAGTTGTAATGTTGTTCTAAATAAAAAAAATGATGCCTATACCTTGATAAATGACTTATGTTCTGTGATGAATGCTATGCCTTTTTATGGTGTTGGTACATTACAAATTGCTCAAGATCGGCCAACAAATTTAGCTACAAATGAATCAGAACCACAGTATATTTTTAATCTTTCAAACGTAACAGAAGGAGGCTTTACGTATCAAGGTGTTGGTAATAGAACAAAATTTACTGCTGTTGAAGTGTCCTATTTCGATAATGAAACACAACAGATAGATTTTGAAAGAGTAAATATGGATTCTGACACTACAGATAGATTAGGTTTTGTTAGAAAAACATTAAAATCTTTTGCCTGTACTTCCAGAGGTCAGGCAAACAGATTAGGTCGGTGGTTTTTATATTCGCAACTACATGAAGCTGAAGTTGTTACATTTACAACAACACTTGAAGCTGGTGTAATTGTTAGACCTTCAACAATTATAGGTATTC